GCGCCTTTACCATAATCTTGATTAGTCCAAAAGTTGTAAGCATCATCAACAGATGAAGTACCAGCAGGAATCATACTTGGAAGTTGAATTACTTTGTCTAAAGAATTATGGCGACGAGTAGTTGTTATGATGTCTTTTTTAGATAGTACTTCCGCTTCTGAAGTTGTTGTATAGGTAGTAGTACTTGAGTTTAATGTATAGATAAAATCAGAACGTTTAACTAATGGCGCATTAAAGTTCCAAGGACCAGTACCTGGGGTATTTGAAGTAACCGTGTCCGCTCCTGAGCCTGAACTAGTAGTACTTTTAATTTTTGCTTTGTTGAATTTGTCTTGTGCATCTTTAAGTTTTACTTCTATTACATAAATTTTAGTGCTATTTAAACTGTATTTATTTTTTGCAGCAGTAATTTTTGCTTTCCAAAAAGCAATGTCTACCGCATTGTTTTCTAGTTGTGCTAATTTTAATTTTGCGTAATACCCATTGGCAGGGTCGTTTAATTCGTCAAGGATTACTTTATTTGCAGCAAGTAATGGTTTTGAGTCTTTAGCGGCTTGTTTTTTAGCCGTGTCAAGGGCTTTTTTAGCGGCTAAATACTTTTGTTGACCACCATATTGAGCATACAGTTTGTAATTTGGGTCTCCTGGTTTTGTTGGGCCTGCCATTTATTTACCTCCCATTAAAGAGATTTCTTTTTTATCGTGCAAGTATGTTTCAACTTTTCTAGCCCAAAGTAATGCTTGAGCATCGGACACATCGTTTAAATAAACATTAAAGTTAACAACTTTAGACTCACTTGCTTGTGGGGTTGTGACTGGAATAGGGGTAGGGGTTATGTTTTGGCTTGTAGTGTCTGGGTTTGGAATACCAGGAGAACCAGGAGTGCCGCCACCTGTAAAGCCTTTATAACTATTTTGGCCAGTTTTACCTGTTACCCATGCAGAATTGCTAACTGCTTTAAGGATGGTTGCGGTATCTGCACCGCTCTTTAAAGCATTAACGATGGCTGTATACCCACGAGCATCTGCACTTCCGCCTGTTAAAGTTTTAATCGTTGCTTGAATTCCTTCTTCCCAAGACTTGTAACGTTTTACTCCAACACTGTTCATACTTTCAGAGTTACCCATGTCAAGCGTGGTGTTAAGCGGGTTATAGTTGGCACTGTTATTCCAGTGACCACCTTCTCTGCTTTGCCAAGTTGTAAGGGCATTAATGTTGGTATCAGATACAGGGGCACCCATTGCTGTAAGCAATTGAGTAGCCCAAGTCTTTTTGTCTCCAGTGCCCTTAACAAGGGATAAAGAACCGCTTGAACCGCTTGAACCACCAGAACTGGTATTACCTAAAGCACTAATGCTTGTTACATCGGATAATAAGTTTGGATTTGAAACGTTCATGTTTTGAGTAACGTTTGAGCCAGAAACAGGCAAACCAGCATTTGTTAACTCTGCTGGGTCTACAGGGTTGTTAGGTCCATGCCATACCTCGTAGTGCAAGTGTGGGCCAGTAGCATTACCTGATTTTCCAGACTCACCAATTTTTTGTCCTTGAAATACTCTTGCTCCAGGAGTTGCTTGTTTAGAACTTAAGTGTGCGTAAAGAGAAGAGTAGCCATCTGCATGGTCAAGTAGTACTGCTTGTCCATAATCAGCGCTTAATACTTTGTCAGAAACAATGCCCTCTTTAACTGCTACTACAGGTGTTCCAACTTTAACATTGTAATCTGTTCCTTGGTGAACTCCACCAGTGCTATCCCAGTTACCGCCTTGTGCATCCCGTGCACCGTATGCAGCACTTACAAGGTTGTTTGCATATTTTCCTGAGTTTAAATTACGACTACCAAAAGAAGAACCGTAACCTGGTGTACCTCCACCAAAAGCAAGAGCGGCACCTCCACTAGCAAGTGCTATTCCTGGTACAGCGCCAGCACCACCAGTGCCGAATGCCATTGCCCCGCCAGCAACCATCATTAATCCGCCAATAATCTTTTTGCCAGCGCTAAATAGTCCTTGAGCACCCTTCTTTAAAGCAGAACCTTGTGGGTTACCTTGTAGACCATCTAAGTAACCTTTTAAAGTAGACATAGACACAATAGTGTCTTTCATAACGTTGTTAAATGTTTCAATGGTTCCTGCAGCAGCACCAAGACCAGAAAGAGTATTTTTTTCTGCAGCACCTTGAATCATGGTGGAAGAAGTATTCATTCGGTAAAGTGGGTCAAAAGGATTTTGGTTATCTTTAGCAGACTTTGCAGAGGCAAGGTCAGGGTTTTTTCCTCCAGCAATATCAATAAATGCTTGGCTAATCATCTGTTGTTGGTCTGCGTTCATACCCAAACCTTGTAAGTTTAGTCCTGCATAACCACTACGAAGAGATTCTTGAACGCTTTTAGATGTAGCACCGCCTGGGAACATAACGCTATAAAGTTGCTTAGCAATGTCACCAACACTTTTAGCCTCACCATTTGCACCCATAGTTGTAATGCCATATTGATAAAGTTGAGCAGACATCGGCCCACCTTGTAGCCCTGCAATTGCAGAGGCTGCATTTTCATTTTGCATTCCAAGGTAAGTTGCCGCACCTCGTGTTTGGCGGGCGGCAGATAAATAATCTTTACTACCTGGAACATAACCAGCATTTGCAAGGATGTTTGCAACATTTGCGTCAGAGCCAATGCTGCTCAGTCCACCTTTTAATGCGTTAAAAGTTGCCTGTGCTAATCCTGCTCGCGCCATTCCTGGAGAACGTAGCGCTGCTTGGTAGTATGAACCAGCACGGTTTACTACGCCAGAAGAATCTGGAGCAGCGTCGTAAACAGTTCCAACAACAGCCTTTACTGCCCCCATCATTCCAGAGCCAATTGCAGCATATCCTTGGCCTTTAAGCATTGTGGTCATACTGGAGCCAACCATAGGTACGCCACCAAAAGAAGCGCCGCCACCGTTAGCAACGGTTCCTCCACCTGTTCCGCCGCCAGTGCCTTTACCACCGTTGGTGTTCATGCTCTTAGGAGTTGTTGGCGGCTCACTAAAACCAGCAAGTGAGCCGTCTAGTTTGTTACCACCAGTTGAGCCAAGACCACGTTGACCACCTTTTCCGATGATGCCTTTAAGAGAAGAGAAAATGCCACCAGCATCCTTGCCCGTTGAAGTCAGGGCAGAATGCATTTTATTAATCTGTTCGGTGAGTTTAGCGATGTCAGCGGTTAAGGCTTTTACATCTGCTGCATAACCCATGTCATCTCCTTAACTCTTTAACTGGTGTATTTGTAACCAGTTGTCTCTTTCTCTTCTTGACAGATTTTGTATATCTGCCAACGTCCATCCTGGGTAGTAGTCCGCTACTCTTTTCCACTCAAAAAATAATTGAGCGTATGAAATTCTGCTAGAAACGAAACAAGGTGCCTAAACTAATAGGGACCTGTACCTCGCCTTCACAATCTGGGCAATCAAGTGTTAGGTCGTTAAACTGTGGTCCACATAGTCGGTTGTTGATTTCATCAACAATTTTGCGACGGTCTGTAAGGCCGATGTTTAATACCTGCATCTTGCTTACTACTGGTGAATCTCCAATTTTAACAACTGTATTCTGTAAAAGAAGTGTGTTTAGTTCAGGGATTGTTTTATCCGCACTAAGAAGTAGTTCTTTTTGAGTAATACCAGTTGGTAGTTGTACTAGGTATTCAGTTTTACCTTTTACGGTAAAGGTACGGTCATTAACGGGGTCTGTTAAAACTTTTACTTTAATGTCTTTATCAATCTCTATATCAACTTCTTTTGTTTCCGCACAGGAGCCACAGTAGCCACCCAAGTGTGCAATGTTTCCAAATGTTGCTTTAAAGATTCCTACAAGAAGCATGTCTCGGTCACCTGAAAGGAGAGCATCTAGCATTTGTTCAGACACTGGCTCATTACCTACACGTACGGTTCCACGCTTTAATATTGTTAAAAGCGCTTTACCCAAAGTGCTTGCTTTTGAGATTTCTTCTTCGTCACGACCATTTAACTCACGAACTTCTGCTTCAGTAGTAACCTCCCCAGCGGATGTTATGTATCCGCCAGGAAGGTTAACTACTGTGTCCAAAGGAGGTGTAATCGTTACTTCAATTTCTTGAGGTTGTTCATTCATCATGTCTTGAACGGCTTTGTTTGCCATTGCGGGGTTAGCCGCTGCACTAATTGTTTTCGTCATGTTATTCCTTTGTTAGATTAGAAGTCTGCTGCGTTCTCAAACGCCTTTGTCTGAGAATTAAACGCACCCCAGTTGAGGTCAAAGCCTTCGTGTACAAGGGTCATTTGTTCAACGTAGAGAGCATTATCACCAGCGTTTAAGTCTGAGTATGCCACTGTTGTAGGCCATGCATTAAACACCTTAAAGCGCATTGCAACTTCATCAGTTGCGCCTGTAACAGCGCCTGTTGTGGCTACGTTTGCACCTGAAGATGGGACTGGGTGGTTTAGCACAGCGATTTCAAGGTCGCAACGGAAGTTCTTTCCTGTTGCAAGTGTTGAACCGCCAGCCTGAACAGTTGCAAACAACTGTTTCATCCAATCCCAGTTTTGCTTAGTGCCAAGAATTACGCCACGTTGCAAAGTGATAGGTGTGAATGATGTCTGTCCTGGAATTTGGTGAACAGTGGTGTTGTATCCACCTTCACGGTAAGGGATTGAGTCTGTTGTTACAGCCAATCCAGATACTGAGGTAAAGCCCATTGGGATAGTTGCGCTACCCAAAGCGGTATTGCCTGTATCTTGTGGTTGAAACGTTACCAGGAACCGAAAGTTACGGACTGGGTCTGTGGTTAACGTTGAGCGGCTATTTACGATTGCCATTGTGTTTTTTCTCCTTCGTCTTAGTTAATTGTCTTTTGACTTAGGTCAATGACAATGAACTCTGCTGGGTACTGGAGTGCCACACCAACTTGGATGTGCACTTCGCCATTAGCGATTGAAGCGGCTGTGTTGTTTTCTGCATCACACTTGATGAAAAAAGCCTGAGCATTGTTAACACCACGAAGGCCGCCTTGATTTTTGTATTCAGTGAGGAACACTGTAAGTGTGCTGCGGATACGTGCCCACAACTTCTCGTCGTTGTTCTCAAAAATAGCAAACTCTGTGTTGTTCTTGAGTTGCTTACGGATATAAATAAGTGAACGACGCATGTTTACATACTTGTTCGCTGTACCATCTTGCTTTAATGTACGGGCACCCATTACAGAAAGACCTGCACCAGGAATCTGGCGAAGTGGGTTAACTGGTGATGTGCTTGCGTTCATATTGTCTAGTTCTGTTGATGTAAAGGTTTTTTCTACAGCAACAACACCAGCAACAGTTGTTTGAATACCTGCTGGAGCCTTAAATACACCACGGCTTGCATCTGTTGCCATGTAAAGACCTACGATTGCACCTGATGGTCCAATTAGACGAAGCGAACCTGTACCACGACCTACTGGGTCTGAGATGTACACGTGTGGGTAGTAGACAGCGCCAAAACTAGTATCAGTAAGGCTTCCCGCTGCTGAGATTGCGTTAGCAGGAGTTAAGTTTGCTGCTGTTTCAATAACAACAAAGCCGTTATTGTTTTCTGCCCATGAAGTAGCAGCATCAATAACTGATACTTCACCAGAGGCAAGTGCAGCCCAAATTCCTGGAAGGAATACAACAAGAGGACGGTCTAATGCTGAGAAACGCTCAAATACTGCGTCTCCTGTTCCCTTGTAGTCTGTGTAGTCAGCAGCAACTGGAGTACTTCCATTTGCTCCGCCTGTAAGTGGGTATGTACCAGAAACAGAGCCAGTGGTTAATCCTGCTGTTAATGAGTCTACTGAAATGTTTGTAGAAACAGTGTTAATAACAGTTTCAACAAAATCACTGCTTGCAGGGTCATCTGTAACAACATTCTCGTAACGTTCTAAAAGAATATCGTCTGCAATGTCATTTGCAACACCTGACTCTTTGTAGACAGCAAGTGTATAAGCACCTGAAACAGAACCAGCAGTGACAACAACACGTAGGTTGTTTCCATCTGTTCCTGCATTTTTTGCAGTAATAGTCATAGTTGCAGCGGCTCCGCCGTTAACTACGTTTACTGCGGCTGCATCTGCATCGTCAGCAAGAAGGCGCTGAACATAAAGTTCTTTACCGCCATTTGCAAAATATGCGCCAACCTGGAAAGTGGCTGGGAAGGAAGAGTTATATCCTCCAAAATACTTGGTAAATTCATACCAAGAGTTAACAAGCGTTACTGCTTCTGGGCCTTGTGCAAATGGTGCAACTACAGCGCCAGCGGCGTTTGCAGTTACTCCACCTTGGAGCACAGGCGGTAGTAGGCGCTCACTAATGTAAACACCTGGACGGCTATAAGCCATGATTTCTCCTAACTAGTTGGGTAAGGGTTCCTTATGGTTGCGAAATTGTGAACGGTTCAATGGCGGTGAACTGACCACGACCAGTAATAGGACTTCCATCCGTGTTACCTTGGTCATCAGTTGCGCCTGTAACGTTAATTTGTAACGCTTTGTATACTTGGATATATGTGGATTCCGTAATCTCAGATGAGACACGGACTGTAAAAGCATTTACGAATAAACGCTTTCCTTGCTCTGTAACATCGCGTTTAGCAATGTCCAGAAGGTCTAAGCGACGAACGGTACCGATACCTTCGCTGTTACCGTCGTCTGGTTCCAATATTGCAAAACGCATTGGAATCTTTTGAGTAAGAATTTGCCCTAAAATTTCACGGTCATGACGTGGTTGACGTGAGTAAGTAGTTATTTGGTAATCAATATTTACTGGAATAGGCCAATGCATTTCCCAGTTATTAGTCTCTGAGTCATACGCAGTTGGGTCATCGCCTTCAGAAACTGGCGGCATTTCTGCTGGGTTATCTAGGTAAATAGGTTTAACCATTCCACGCATTGCACGGGCTGTGTCTTCGGCAATATCAACCATATCAATGATGATGTATGGGTATTTTTGGTCAGAAATTTCCTGGTCAGGTTGCCCAAAACGGACATCTACATTTCGGGTAGTCTGCTGTGTATCAGCGGCTTTCTGGTCAGTAACTACAATTCCTTTAAGAAGATTCTTTAGGGCTTCATCTTCCGATAGGAGAAAAGTCATAGTTCACCTACAATCTT